GTAATGAATGATATAATTAAAATTACAGAGATAGAAGAGCATGACGATGGTAGTGCTACACTACAAGTAGAGTGTGACCCTGAGACATTCGCAGCCATCTTTAACGTAGGATTCATAGCTTTAGTTAGGGCTGGCCTAGAGAAGGGGAAAGAAGATGGGTAGATATGCAGTGGAAATAGAGGTAGAGAAGGGGGAATATACCTTTGTCAGGAAGGAGAACCCTTGGACATATGACACTGAGGTGTGGGTCTTTAACAGCCGTGAGGAAGCCCAGAGAGAGGCTAAGAAGTGGAGTACTGGTAGAGTAGTGGAGTATATGTAATGTTATTTTATACTGTCCTTGTGTTGAGCTATACGATTGGCGGTGACTACCTACAAGCTAAGATAATCTTCCCTAGTGCTAGGGCCTGTGGGGACGCTCTACCAGCCTATTACGAACCTGTGTATGCCCTAGATAGGAATGCCATAGGTCAATGCCTAAAGACTGAGGTTATATCAGCCTCTATAAAACCTAAAAGGAAACCACTATGAATGACCAAGAGATAGCCCATAAACTGGCAAGTAAGTACAATTCAGATGACTACGATGATTTATTTCAAGAGGCTATGGTAATTATCCTCGAGGCACGTTTAAGAGGTGTAGAGGACCCTCAAGACCTGTATAGCGTAGGTAAGTACAAACTTAATCTGCACTACAATTATCAGGATAGACTTGTGCCTATTCCTAAAAGATCTGGCTCAAAAAACTTAAAGGTATCTACCTCATCAGACGCAGAGATATTTGAATATACCATGACAACCCCTGACCACTCAGAGGAATATGAACGACAGGACGTATTAAGGGACATGATGAAGAATGTTGCAAAATTGTCACAGTCGGATCAACTGCTACTTAACGACATCTACTTTAAAGAGATGACACTAAAGCAAATAGGCGAAAAACACGGCATAAGTAAGCAAGCGTTGCATAAAAAGCACAGTAGAATATTAAAAACACTGTCCAAAGTTGACGATAAGTAAAAAAAGTCACTATATACTATAGTAAAACTAAAGGAGAAAGTATTGTCTAATATATCACATCAACCTTGTCCGTTTGTAGATTGTGGATCGTCGGATGCTTTCAAATGGTGGGGTGACGATGGAAATGGTTACTGTCACTCTTGCGGTGGTAACTACCCAAAGGACAACGGTCAAATATTTAACTGGGCAAAGGAGAGATACCCTACAATGGAAAAAGATGGTTTTGATAGTTTAAGATCTATGGTGTCGTCACCTAAGCAACCATTGTCGGAGAAGTCTTACAAGGCAATGCGAGGCATTACTGCAAAGACTATGGAAGAGTTTGGTGTTATGTCAGACGATTTCACACAAGAGTATACTTACCCCTCTGGTGGGAAAAAGGTACGTATGATTGCAGACAAGAAGTTCTACACCAAGGATAACTTTAAAGGTGATGAACTCTTTGGTATGAACCTGTTCCCTGCTGGTTGTTCTAAGTTTGTGACAATTACTGAGGGAGAGTTAGATGCTATGTCGGCTCATCAGATGCTTAAGAGCCAGTACACTAATCCTGTTGTGTCTCTACCCTCTGCTACCCCATCGAAGAAATTATGGGAGAACTGTAAAGAGTGGTTAGATAGCTTTGAGAAGATAATTTTATCTGTCGATAAAGATGAAGCTGGTAATGCTGTAGCTGATCGTATGGCACGACTTTTCCCTAACAGGGTGTACCGTGTGGATCATGGTAAGTACAAGGACGCCAATGATTTCTTACAGGCCAGCAAGAACAATGATTTCAAGAACGCTTGGTGGAAACCTATTAAGCATACGCCAGAGAATATTCTGAATACCTCTGACCAGTTCTTAAAACTCTACGACGAAACACCAGAGCATGTCTTTGTGCCAACGGGAATACAAGCGCTTGACGATAAGGTCTTAGGTCTTATGCAGGGTCACTTCACTGTGTTTAAGGCCCCCACAGGAATTGGTAAGACTGAGATGATGCGTTACCTAGAGTACAACTGCATTCAACAAGGCATACCTATCGCAACTTGGCACCTAGAGGAAACAAAGCTACGGTCACTCTTAGGTCTTGCCAGTTACGAGTTGAAGGACAATGTAACCCGCCGTGACTTAATCGAAGAGAAGGGTTTACAGCAAAAGGTACGGGATGCCATTGTAAACCTCACAAAGGACGAATTGCTATATCAATTCTACCTAAGTGATGGGCAGGGTGCAGACGAACTCTGTGACCAGATACGCTTCTTTAGTCAGGCTTGTGATTGTAAATTTGTATTCTTTGAGCCTATTCAAGATGTCGTTGTAAACTCGTCAGAGGATGGCAAAGAGAGTATGCTTGCAGATCTATCTATCAGGTTATCTAAACTAGCAGCGGAGCTAAACATAGGCATTGTTACTATCGCACACACAAACGAGAATGGTGACCCAAAGTATTGTAAAATGATTGGGCAACGTGCATCTGTAATTATAGACTTGCACAGGGATAAAGAAGCTGATACACTAGAGGAACGAAACACGATGTATATAAACGTGCAAAAGAACCGACCTTGTTCAGAGGAAGGTAATGCTGGAATGATGAAATTCAACCTAGATACGTTTATGCTAAGAGAGGTAATATAATAGAGGTTGTATTTAAACATAAAATAGATAAGAATCTTAGCTTAATTATCTTCGCAGATGGTAGGGTGGTTTTTGATTACCTAAGTCAGCATAAAACGACTGTTATGCCTAAAAAAGTAGTAAAAGAGATAAAGGAAGTATTATGCCAGTATTTGACATAGAAACAGACGGACTAAACCCAACAAAGATCCACGTAGTATCTTGGATGGATGACAATGGTGTGGTTCAGCATACACACGACTATGTGGCTATGCGTATCTTTCTTGAGGAAGCGCCCACACTGATAGGGCATAACATTGTGCGGTATGACATCCCCGCAGTGGAAAAGATCTTGGGTGTAAAGATTAGTGCAAAGATAGTGGACACTCTGGCATTATCTTGGTATCTCAACTTCAACCGTGGATCACATGGCCTTGAGGGTTACGGAGAAGACTACGGAGTGCCTAAACCTAAGATTACTGATTGGTCAAGCCTGACGCCAGAAGAGTACGCCCACAGGTGTAATGAGGATGTTAAGATTAACGACAGACTGTGGCGTGACTTGGAAATAAAACTAAACAAGTTGTATCCTGACCACGATGACAAGTGGCGGCTGATTGACTATCTCACATTTAAGCTACAGTGTGCGGCAGAGCAAGAGGCCCTACAGTGGAAATTAGATGTAGATAAAGCCAAAGGTCATGTGGTAGAGTGGGAACAGTCTAAGCTAGAGAAGACAGAAGCTCTGGCAGATGTTATGCCACCAGTACATAAGTATGTTATGCGTAACAGGCCAAAGGTATACTTCAAGGGTGACGGTAGTTTGTCAGCTAACGGGGCTAAGTGGGAACAGTTGTGTAAAGACCACAAGGCACCCACAACTACACAAAACCTAAAGGTCAAGGTAGGTGAGGAACGTGCCAACCCTAGCTCAGTGCAGCAAGTAAAAGAGTGGTTATTTATGCTGGGATGGAAACCTAGAACATTCAAGTATATAAGGGAAGATGATGGCTCCACAAGGAAACTGGAACAAATACGGAAAGACGGAGAACTCTGTGAGTCCGTTAGAGAGTTGGCTGCTATCGAACCAGCTATTGGTTTGCTTGATGGCCTCACTGTTCTTAGCCATCGTATATCTGTTCTTAAAGGCATGGTTGACTCAGAGCGTGATGGATACGTGCAAGCAAGTGTGGCAGGGTTCACTAATACTCTCAGGTTCCGACATGCAAGACCTCTTGTCAACTTGCCATCAGTGGATAAGCCCTACGGAGAAGAGATAAGAGGGTGCCTAACTGCACCAGAGGGATACACCCTATGCGGGGCAGATATGACTAGCCTAGAGGACACTACAAAGCGCCACTACATGAAACCCCTAGATCCAGACTATGTTGAAGAAATGTCTAAGGGTGGGTTTGATCCGCACCTTGACCTTGCCAAACATGCTGGTGTCGTAACACAAGATGATATCGACAAACATAACTCTGGTGAGCGTAGTCTAAAGGCCCTACGTAAGAATTACAAAGTAGTGAACTACAGCGCCACATACGGCGTAGGTAAGCAAACCTTGTCCAGAAACACTGGCATGTCTGAGAGCGAAGCACAGACGCTCTTAGATGCCTTCTGGTCACGTAACTGGTCTGTGGAGAAAGTGAGTAAAGATGTCCGTACAAGAGAGCTATTTGGTCATATGTGGCTTTATAATCCTGTCTCTAAGTTTTGGTATTCACTAAGGTCCGACAAGGATAAATTCAGCACCTTAAACCAAGGAACGGGTGTATACTGCTTTGATAGTTGGGTTAGGTTGTGTCGATCCAAGGGAATCAAAACTATAGGTCAATTTCACGACGAGATTATAGCATTAGTAGGAGAAGGGGATGAAATAGAGACAAAGATAAACATGGAATATTCTATACAAGAGTTGAATGCAGAGTTGAACCTTAACGTACCTTTAGGTATAGATGCACAATTTGGTAACAGTTATGCAAGTATACATTAAATTTTTTTACTAAGGTTGACAAACTCAAAAAAAAGTTACTATATATATATACCAGTGTAAATGAGAGGACCCGATATGGCAAGATACACAATGGAAATGGTACTAGAGTGGGCAAAAGTTTTTCCTGAGAACGCAGATATGGGTGACCCAGATGGCGTACAATGGAAACAGAACATTGCTAAAAAAGGTGGTCAGTATGTTGTTAATGCCTTCTTCACAGAT